CTGAACCTAGGAAATACCCCTAGACTAACACTCAATGCTGGCTCTCGCACGCCCTGAGCTTGTGGAAAAACCGCTGCTTAGGAACTACCTCCGCGCACGCGGAGAATACCTGATGGTGGCGAAATTGACTGGTGGTGCCTGGGAACTACCTCCGCGCACGCGGAGAATACGCCCTCGACTATTTGCACGGCCTATTGCGTACGGAACTACCTCCGCGCACGCGGAGAATACTAGTGTTGCACGCGGGTTCGGAAAAGATCCATGGAACTACCTCCGCGCACGCGGAGAATACCGGTTGTGAGCAACAAACCCGCCGCGTCCAGAGGAACTACCTCCGCGCACGCGGAGAATACTGATGGTGCGGATGGTTGGTTTGTGGTGTGTCAGAACTACCTCCGCGCACGCGGAGAATACAAATTGATGATGTTGAGGAGGTGATTAACCGTGGAACTACCTCCGCGCACGCGGAGAATACCCATCATTGGTGGGGTCAACTGTACCATCGTCGGAACTACCTCCGCGCACGCGGAGAATACCTATCCGCGATGGTGCCGACATCAACCAGGTTGGAACTACCTCCGCGCACGCGGAGAATACGCCGCCGCAATCGCCGCTAAGCGCTTCTAAGCGGAACTACCTCCGCGCACGCGGAGAATACCGATGCTGGCCCTGGCTAAGGGTGGCATGGATGGAACTACCTCCGCGCACGCGGAGAATACTACTCCTCCACGCGGAAGCTGTGAAAATCCCCGGAACTACCTCCGCGCACGCGGAGAATACTTAGCGCGGCGTCGATTGTGCGCATGATGCGGGGAACTACCTCCGCGCACGCGGAGAATACTGCTCAACCGCAACGGCCAACAGCGGGGCCAGGGAACTACCTCCGCGCACGCGGAGAATACCGGCCACAGAGGTAGCCAGAGCTGCTCAAAGCGGAACTACCTCCGCGCACGCGGAGAATACTTCTCCAGGATTGTGGAGGATTGGGACCGCACGGAACTACCTCCGCGCACGCGGAGAATACGACCCCGCCGACCATCCCGCCCTCACCGAGATGGAACTACCTCCGCGCACGCGGAGAATACTGCCGTGCGCCACCATGGCTGCGGTAGCAACGGGAACTACCTCCGCGCACGCGGAGAATACGTGGGGGCAGGGGCACGGCTACGACCGCGGTGGGAACTACCTCCGCGCACGCGGAGAATACGGGCTGCTGCGACTTCCAGCAGCAGGTTTGTGGGAACTACCTCCGCGCACGCGGAGAATACATTGGGTGGTGGGTTGCGTACGATTAATACCCGGAACTACCTCCGCGCACGCGGAGAATACCCGTTCTGACCAGTGAAAACGGCGACTACCTGGGAACTACCTCCGCGCACGCGGAGAATACCCGTACTCGGCGATAAGTGCCGCTTCTACGGCGGAACTACCTCCGCGCACGCGGAGAATACATCGAAATTGACGACGCGGTTTTAGGATTGGAGGAACTACCTCCGCGCACGCGGAGAATACCCTTGACCAGGGATAACGCCCGATCCATTTTAGGAACTACCTCCGCGCACGCGGAGAATACCCTAAATCAGCTGGGTCTTTTATAACATGGTTCTCAAAAATGGGCCAAATTTAGCTCTGGAATCTAGAATTTATGGCCAAATTGTGGGGTGAAAATTCCATAACTTCCAATCCCCCATGATGAAGCCTATTCAACCAATGGAAAGGCGCCTCTCCACACCACTCGTTAAATGATTATTCCTGGAAGAAAACCCATTCAACCACTGAAAAAGCTCTTCTACACCAACAGGTGGAAAATCAGAAAGAACACATCATCTAGCCTGTCTTTCTTACTTCCAAAAAGTAATCATGCATGTTAATGCCTAAAGAAAGCTGAGCCACATTCTCCGGCAACTGAATAAGTTTCAATAACCAGTACATTAGCCATGGGCTTACCTCCGCATGCATGGAGAACGCTAGCGGCCCAGGCCAACGTCTCCCAGCCGATCGGCCTGTCCCATAGGTGCAAAGAATACGATGGCCTGCACGAATCTGCCCCCCGCCCCGGCGTCGTAAAGCACGCAAAGAACCCCAGCTCACACATATTTTGAGCTGGGGTTTTGGTGGAGCCGCCTGTGGGAATCGAACCCACGACCTTTTCATTACGAGGCAAGATGCAATTAGCTCTGACCTGTATGTTTATGGCCCGTGTTCGGTGTGTGTTCGGTGACAGCTTTTTGCGAGATTATTTCCATTTGGAAACCCCAGGCCAATGGCCTTTTATTTCGAACGCCGATTCCCCATCCTATGTACCCCCATCTTGATTATACACGGCTAGCCGTGTATAATAGTTCTTGTGAGCAGGAAACGCTCACGTTGAAAATTCAATAGTGGAAGGGAGGTGAGACCCATGGAATGGCACACCGTTCTCGGTCTGGTACTGGGGTTTCTCGGGGCATACAGCATGCTAGAGCGCATCGCTCAATGGCTCGTGAGAAAGTCTAAGCCCTGGCGCTACCGAGGTCGCCACCGCAAGTGACCCTCTCGGTTCAGGAAGCGCGAACCATCCTGAACCGGGGGTCACCCCCACCACTCTACCGCACGGATCAGAAGAAAGGAGGCCATTATGCCCAAGCGCCATATCGTGTTTTGCTACATCGTGCTGCCCATCGCGGCAGTATTGCTCCCCCTCGTAGGGGGCCGGCTCTGGGTGAGCGCCATGCTGCTTGTAGTAGTAGCGCTCAATGTTATTGTCGACACACTGTTAAAGGAGAAATGATGCGGCTAAAACTCGTTGACGAGACCGGCGTCGAGTACTGGACGGCTGGAGAGTGCGCCGCCTATCTAGGTATCGCGCCCGACACCTGGACAGCATATGTCAGCCGGCGCTTGGCCCCGGCTGCTGCCACCCGGTGGCATAATCTCCGGGTGTGGAGCGCCCGTGAAGTGCAACAGTGGCATGAGCGGCGCCCACGCCAGTCGCCGCGCTCAACCCCCCGATAACGCGAAAAATTCCCCCTACCTGATGCTTAACGTCAGGTAGGGGGAATTTTATGTTTGTTCGGGTGATGGGGCTGGTGCCGGCTGAGCGCACTGTGGTGGCCAACCGATAACGGAGGCAACCGTAGCGGGGATCGGCGGCGCGCCCGGAGGATCTGGGTAATCGGCCATGACGTCGAAAAAAGTCGAGGCGACACGTGCGTGTAGCTCGCGTTCTCGTTGCATTTCTTCCACTTTGGCTTCGAGGATGGCGACGCGGGTGGTCAGCCACTCCCTGAGGTCCTGGGCGGCTTTATCTACCGCCGCCGCTTTGCGCTCCAAGACGGCAGCTTTGTCGGCTTCCCGTTCGGCGCGCCGGTCAGCCCTGATTTTGTAGGCGCCACCGATAGCTGTCACGAGCGCCAGCATGATGGCTTCTGAGGCACTGATGCGCTCCCAGATGTTGCCCCATGCAGCACTGTGAGCAGGCGGGGCATCCAGCACCAGCATCACCGCCGGCGCCATACCTATCATTCGGCGTGCTCACCACCCGGCGCAGTGCCGCGGGCGTCTAGCTCGGCGCGGACGGCGTCGCGCACTGCGACGGTGACGTCTACGGGGGTGGTTTGGGCGGCAACCACGGCGCTGATTGCGGCGCCAGTGGAGGGGGTAACGCCGTTTTTCGTGAGACGGGCGGCGATGCCTGCGGCGATAGTGGCTGCGGCACCAACGAGGATGGCGGTGGAGTCGGTGCGGCCGGTAGCGGCGTAGGCTGCGGCCAGGGTTGCTAGGGCGCCTGCCACACCGCCAAGGCTGGCGTTGACCGTGTTAGCGAATCGCCGATACCAGGGCTGCTTCTCAATGGCAGTTGCGATAGCGGCTTGGACGGCATCGAGGGTGGGGTTGATAGTGGTGGTCATTACTTTTCTCCTTCTAGGATTTCGACAAACGACTGGCCGCTGGCCAGGCGCTGGTGGACATCACCGGGGGTGAGGCCGGTGGCCTGGGCGGTTTCCAGCACCGCCTGCTCATGCAGGCGAGCGTCGGCGTTGAGCACAAAACCGGTCAGGGTGTCGATGGGTTCGTCAGTGGTACGGTAGCCGCTGCGGCTGGGCAGGCGGCGGGTAAGAATGGTGTGAATGTCGTCGATTTTGCGCGCCAGATCCTCTTGGCGGTCTTGGGGGAGTCCCATAAAAATTCCTTCCTGTTGTGGGGCGGCGGTTGAGTAGGCGTAGCCCTTGGGCGGGATGAGTGTTGCTAGCTGGTCGAGGCCGAGCCAGTAGCCGTATGGCCAGAAACCGGAGTCGGCAACCCACACGCAGGGGTCGCCATTTTCGTCTTCCCCGGTGCCCATGATGGCGATGTAATGGAATACGGTGCCGCCGGAGTATGCGGGGGAGATCGACCCGTTCACCCCACGCGGGTAGTTGTCTGGCGGGGCGACGATGTTAGCGATAACGCCGTGCCCCGCGGCAATACTGGCCGTGATATCGTCCCATAGCAGTTCAGTCTGGGTTGGGGTTGGCGGGTCGTTCGGCATCACCCGATACTCGTACAGGGCACCGGGGATATACCGGTTGAGCACCGGGGGCATGTGGTCGATGCTGCTAGTGCCCTCGTCGGTTGTTCCCAGCTCAACAGCGAGCGCGAATTCGTCGATGAGTTTGCCGGTTGCCGCCCGGATCACGGTTTGACATGATGCCGGCCCACAGAAATATCCGGTGTCTTGGGTCACCTGGTCGCGTGAATACGGCAGTATTTTCTCTGCCATAGAGGTCTCCTTCCTGAGGATGCGTAAGGCTAGCCGGTAGCGGCGCTCACGGGTGTCAAGCCCGTTGGCGCCGCCGTTGATGCGGCGAGTCACGCCAACAATGTCGCCGGCGTCGGCTAGTTGGTTGATGTCAGGGCGGGCGACTGTCCAGTAGTAGGATGCGGACAGCCATCCCCAGCGGGGCGTGGCCACCAGCTCCGGCTGGCGTACAAACACCTCCGGGTCCCCCACCAGCCCCTGGGCGTGACACCAGTCGCCAAAAGCGCGGAAATTGTTTTTGCCTGTCAGCTGGATGGGGCCCGCGCCACGCCACTGCTCTCCCTCCCCCGGCCCATGCCCCAGATCAGTACGACCCCGCAAATAATAACCCGGGTCTATTTCCCGGAAATAGCGTAGGCCTGCGGATTCATGACCTACCTGAGCCAGAAACATTGCCTGGCGCAACGCAGTTGTGCACTGGGCGCGTTGCATAGCCTCATTTGCCGCCGCCACGTGTTGGCTGTAGTCGATATCGCCACCCATGATCGCGGCAAGCTGGGCGGTAGTGACCATAGTTCCCTCCTTCCATGAAGAAACCCCAACACCGCGATGGGTTGCTGGGGTTGAAGATTTTAAATAGTGGGATCAGCTAGCTGAATTGTAAACCGCTGTCGCATACCCCACTGTGGAATCTGATTGGGAAAACTGCACATAAACGTCACCGTTAGGAGAAATCGACATCCAGCCTGGATATGCAAGCTTCGTGGGGGTATACACCGCGATATAGCAGGCATTTGATGGGCGGAAAGCATAAGGGAGCGTGCCCTGGGAGCCCGAAGAATTTATATTCACATATAGGAATACGATCCTGCCGATTTTTTTGGCAGTCGAGTTATTTCGTAATACGCTTTCGTTTTCTATTCGGCCCAGTTTCTCCAGCTCAGTGTCCACATAGCCCTTGGTAGCAGCCTGGTCCCTATAGCTCGGGTCTGCTACTGTGACATGACCCCAGGGGTCGCGGACAACGAGGGTATTACCCCCCGTAGTATCTGTGATTTCCGGCAGATCAGTGATATCGGCCTTTGTGTGCGTGTGTCTGGCTGCCGCTTTGCCGGCTAGCGCTGTGTCCAGGCCGGTGATTTGGCTGGTTGTGTGGGTGTGTGACGCTGGTGCTTTGCCTGCCAGCGCTGTATCTAGTCCTTGGACTTGACCAGTAGTGTGGCTGTGCCGGCTGATTCTTGCATCCACGTATCCTTTATGCACTGCAGCGGCGTCGTTGCGGATAGCGTCGTCAGCTATGGTCAGCACTCCGTTCGATTGGGTTTTGACGAACCCCTGGGTTTGGGCAGCTACGCTGTACCCGTTGACGCCGGCTGTGACGATGCGTGGGCTGTCGGCGGTGCCGGTGAGGTCGCCTGCCAGTTGGATTTTTCCTTGCACCGTGGCGGTAGCGGGGGGCACGCCACTGGCGGCGTGGCCTGCGGATTCTTTAGCTGCCGCGGCTGCCTGCGCTGCTTGGGTGGCTGATTGCTCGGCTTTCGCTACGGCGGCTTTCGCGGCGTCCCCGGCAGCAATCATCTTCTGGTACAGCTCGACAACCCGGTCACGCTCGTCTGGGGTAAGGTCGCGGCCATTGTCCAGCGCCTCGGCAAACGTCGCGGTGCCGGGGCGGATAGCGATGTGAATGGGCTCGCCCAAAGTGCCGCTGTAATCAGGGATACACACGGCAGCGCCAAGCTCGATATCGGCGGTGAATTTACCGCCGGTGACGGGAACAATAGTGGGAGCGGGGAGAATAACCGTACCGGCGCTGGTGCGGGCTTCGGGGGCATGGATTTGCAGGGCAGTGACGGTAGCAGGCTGGTTAGTTATTAGCCGCAGGTCACCGGTGATGGTGGGCATGGTGGGGCCTCCTAAGGGCAGTGGCGGTGGTTAGGTGCTGGGCAGGATGATAACCGTCGCGGACTTATAGGTTTGGAAAATTCCGCCAGTAGCGGACTCGTGGTAGCGGCTGCTCGTGGTGATATCGGCGCAGGAGACGTCTGTGGCACCCTGGGTGGAAACCGCAATCATGAGGATCGAGCCAGTCCAGTCACCCTTGGCCTCGAATCTGGCGCCAGATCGAACCTGCAGCCCAGCGCTGAACCATTTGAGGGTGCCCCATGCTTCGCCGTTGTTGATCCTGCCGGATGAGCCGGTGAAAATATTGGCGCCACCGGTGTCGATATGCAGGATGCGGGGCATGCCCTGCACTGTGGTTTGTAGTGCTTCGATTGCTTTCCTGTCGGCAGCGCGGGCGGCTTGGTCCGCTTCTTTGGCTTTTTCGTCGGCGATGCGTGCGGCAGCATCGGCTTCCTTCGCTTTATTGCCAGCGTCGTCAGCTGCGGCAGCTGCTGAGGTCGCTTTAGTGTTTGCAGCAGCAGCCGCCGTGGTGGCGGTGCTGGCGGTGGTTGCCGCGGTTTCGGCGGTTTTGGTTGTGGCCAAGCGCCGTCGGCGTTCCTGTTCTATTTGGCCGAGGATGGCGTCGTTGTGGGATCGGAGGCTATCAGCATCAGCGATCATTTGGCCGCCGACGTGCACCCGCCAGCCCACCGCGGCAGCGTCACCGCTTGTCATGTCTATAGCGGTTACCGGCAGGGTGAGGGTTTTGCCCCAGATCAGCACGTCGACGAGGCTGGCGGTGGTGAAGTCGATGCCGGGGCAGAACCTGCCCAGACCACGCCCCGTGATGTCACGCTCGAAAAACACCGCACCCTCGACCCGGTTTTGGGCGGCGTCGATAATGGATTCAAGATTGGACTGTTGAGCATTGAGGTCGACACGGGCGTCGGCGCGGACGAAGCCGATATCGAACCGCCCCGTGGGTCGCTGATCTGGGCGGTAAACGTACCCCTCTTGCAGCCGATCGTTCTGCTGGGCCTGCTCCTTACCCTCGGGGATGTCCACTTGGAAAACTCCATACACATAAGTGGAAGTGCGGCGGCCGACGGTCATCTCACCGCCGCCAGCAATAAGCGTGGGCCTCATTATGGTGTCTCCTTTGCCTGCTCAACTGCCACGACGACCGTAGGCAACGACAACGCCAGACCGGTGACCGGCGGGTCGCCTGGCCACCACATTCGGGCGGTGATGATAACGCCTGCCGCGGCGGCTGGTTGGGCGATCTCTTCTAGCAGCGGCCCATCCGTGGGGCGTAGCAGGATACGCGGGGAGGAGCGTCCCGTCGGGGTGGCCGCTACTTGGATCGGTAGGTCCTTGGTGATCCCAGCAACCCGGAACGCTGCCGCTAACGACTCGGTAATCAGCCGCCGGATGGTGGCCTCGGCGGGGCCGTCGAGGGTGGCGCCGTCAGCGACGGTCACCATTTTCATCCCCGCGAGCTCCCGGGGCTGCGAGAACACAACCTTAGTGTTTTCCGGCCCCACCCAGTCGCGCTCAAACCTCTTAAACGACTGCTGCCACGTGGTCGGAGCAGACATCGCAGGAAATCTCGACAATAACTTCGTTAGCCCCACGCCGTGGATTGTGAGGGTGGCGGGGGCGTCGGCGTCGCCCCTTGCTACGGTGTGGGTAACCCAGTACACCCGGCGCGGCACGCCGGCGCGTTCTATGGCCACGAAGCGAGTCTGATCGGCGACGGGAACGAGCTTGCCTTCGGGGCTGAGCACGCCAAGTTGTTTGGCGACGAGCTCGGTGACGGCAGGGTGGATGATGCCGCGGCTGCTGCGGCACAGGACTGTAAGTTCTAGGGAGCCTGGGTCGTTGCGGGTTTCGGGCGCCACCATGGATGCCACGGGCGGCAGGTCCATGAGGGGGCTGCCATCAGCGTCGAGTAAGCCTACCCATTGACCTGTATCTGCGATGGCCTGTTCGCGGTGTTTACGGTGGGCTGTCCAGTCGATCATCTGTGTCACCTCCAGGGGTCGAGGGTGGAAACGTGCCAGGTGGCGGCGGCTCCAGCGGGCAGTTGGTACGTGCGCTGCCCACCTGCTGGCACCCCTTCAGGTAGGTAGGGGATTTGGCGCCATAGGGTGTGGTCAACGCCGCCGGTGGGGTCAATGATGGCGCAGGAGTCGGTGGGATTGAGGAGCAGGTGTCGGCGTTCGGAGGTGGTGGGCAGGGTTAGGGTGGCGCCGGAGGGGAGGGTGATGGGGCCGCCGCCACCTTGCCAGGTGATCTCCAAGTAGGTGGTGGTGTCACCGAAGTTTGAAACGTTGGTCTTGCCGCTGCCGGTGTAGGGGCCTACCTTCCAGACGCCTTCATCAGCGGCTAGGGGGATGCGCAGCTCTAGGCCGCTAGAGCGGCTGTACACCTCGGTGGGGTCGCTGATAGTGCCGTCTAGCCGGCATCGGAGCCTAGCTACGCCGCGGGGTGTGGCGACTGCTAGTTGCCCTAGCCTGTGGTGGGAGAACGCCCTGCGCAGCTCGAAGGCCAGCGTCTCCGCGGGCTTGGTGGGGGTGGAGTCTATCACCAGGGTCAGTGCCCCGCGGATCGGCTCAATGACATGTGATTCGAGTAGCTGTCCCGGCATGCCCACCGCAACGTAAGCACGCTCCTTAACGCTACCGACGAGTTTGTCGACGCCGCCCTCGGCGACTTCGATCTGGCCGCCGGTGAGGGCGAAGGATGCGCCGTCAGGCGACACGTAGGTCATCTCATACACGGGCGGGCAGCCCCCTTTCTAACTAGATTCGGGCGTTCACATAGTCGGCACCGGTGGCAGCCTTCACTGCCTCGGTCGTGATGCGCGCAACATCGGCGCGTGTAAAGGTGTTCACACCGTCGGGGATGCGCACATTAATGTCGATGGTTTTCACTCCGGCTTGGGTGGCGCCGGAGCGGGCAGCCTCCACCAGCGCGCGGGTGTGCGCCAGCTGGGTTTCAGCAGCCTGGGCTTGGCGTGCCGCCAGCACCAGCATGGCATCGCGCTTGGTGGCTGCCACGCGGGCTGCCTCGGTGAGGGCGTCGATCTCCGCCTTGGTGGTGGCTTCAGCTAGCTGCTTTTGCAGGTTCGCGTAGTCCACCTGGGCTTTTAATGCTTCGGCTTTCGCTGCGCCCGCGAGTTCTAGCTGTTGCCGCCTGGTATCGAGGAGGAGTTTTTGGGCGTCGGTGGCGAGCCCTAGCCGGTCGGTACGGTCTGTGGTTTGCCGTTGGATAGCGGCGATCTTCGATTCCACACCGTGGGCCATGCCGCCCAGGACGGCATCGGTCCATTGGTCGGCCAGCTTGGCACCGCCGATGGCTGCCTCGGCGCCGTATTGGGGGGTGAGCGCGGCGCCACCGATAGCGAGCGCTCCGCCGCCCAGGCCGCCCAAAACGACCCCGGCTTTCTGGGCTAGGCCCATGCCTTTCCAGGCTTCCTTCACGGAAGCTTTGTTGTTGAAGAGGTCGAAGCCGCCGCGCACCAGGTCGCCGAGGCCGCCGAGGGCGATAGTGGCACCTGGGATAGCACCCAGGGGGCCGCCGGCCGCGAAGCCTGCGGCACCGCCGGCAATGCCCGCGGCGATCTTGCCTAGGCCGCCGAGGAGTTTCCCGATGCCGCTAAAGCCAGCGCTAGCACCCTGGGCCGCCGCGGGGGTTAACCCGTATAGTTGGGCGGTTTGCTGCGTGAGCGCCTCGGTTTTAATCCTCAGCATCTCTGCGGTGTTCGCCTGGGTCAGGGTGGCGTCGGCAACATCTAGCTGGGCCAGGGCTTGCTTCTGGGTGGCGGCGTGCTGGTCGGCAGCCGCCTGGGCACGGGCCTCGGCAACCGCCCACTCCGCGGCCTTCACCGCTGCGGTTTGGGCAACCACCGAGTCAGCAACCTGCCCGATCGAGAACACGCCCGTGGTGCGGAAACGGTCGAGGGCGGCGCCCATGGCTTCGATACCGGTCGCCCCCAGCAGCGCCTGCTGCTTACGGGTTTCAGCTAACTGTTTCTCCGCCTGGGCCACCGAGATGGCACCCTGCGCACGGGCAGTGTGCACATCCCATTCTGCAGTTTGCAGGTCCAGCAGAGATTTTTGCAGCGCTAGGCTGTTGCGGATCTGCGATTGTTGCAGCTCCCCTATGGCCTTGCGCTCACTATCGGCGATCTCGGCGGCTTTGCCGAGGGTGTCGAAGAACTCACCGAGATGCCCCGCGGCGGAAGCTAGGTGCCCGCTCACGCCGTCGATAAGATCAGCCAGCGCCTGGTAGTAGGCTGCGGTGACTGTGCGCTCGGCGGCCTCTAGTCGCTTCGCGGAGTCGGCGGCTTTCTTCCTGGCCTCAGCCAGCTTCTCTTCCTGCTGGGCGATTTTCTCGGCAGCTTCTTGGGATTTCTCCGGGGCGTCTTCCCGTACTTTGGCAAGGTTGCGTTCGGCGTCGGCGATGTCTTCGGCGCTGGCCTTGTCTTTGCTGCGGGCTTTCCGCAGCCGGTCCTGAGCATCAATCAGCTTGTCAGCGTTGTCTCGCTCGGTTTTCGACAGGTCTTTGCGGGCCTTGGCCAATTCCTTCTCGGCATCGGCAATGTCCTTAGACTCGTCAGCAATCGCCTTGCGGGTGTCTGCCAATCCTTTTTCGGCGTCGATGACGACCTGGCTTTTGCCAAGGAAGCCACCGCCCCAGGCGGCTAACTCTTTGGACCCGGCGCGCACTGGTTTGTCCAGTTCTTTCGCGGCTTTGACGAATGCCGTGGTTGCCGTCGCCAGTGCTGCGGTGAGCTTGTCGACAGCGCGGGACAGCTCCGGGGATGCTGCCTGCAGCTGGCCACTACGGGCCGCCTGGCTCAACGTCGGGGGCAGCACCACCTCGGGGCGACCAGAAAGGTTGACCGCCACGCCACCGTGGGGCAGAATGCCGCCCTGGTCATAGACCTTTGCGCCTAAGTACTTGATGGCCAGGTCATGGAGCGATTGGGCCTCGCCCCAGCTCACGCTGGTGCCGCCGCCGGTGAGGCTGCTAAACGCCAGCTCCAGGGCGGGAAGGTTAAGGTCAGCAGCGCTGCCGGAAAAGTGCATCCAGTTCGTGAACCCCCGGCCGTCGAGAGGGCCGGCACCCCGCCCTATGGTGAGGCCACCACCGGTGTTACCGCCGGACTCAATATAGGTGCCATCAGGCAACCGGAGGGCGGTGTGCCCGTTGGCGCCGCCACCGTTATCCCACCAGCCAATCTGAAAATCGCCAGCGTTGCCGCGGCCAGGCAGGGCACCGTGTGCGGCAAGCCATGGGCCTTCCGTAGCGGTGCTCATGCGGGACTGGAAGATCGGCACATTCTCCCATGAGTTCACCGCGGCGCTCACAGCGCCGGAACAATCCACACCGGCCAGGGAAAAACCGCCCAGGATGTAGGGGGTGCCATCCAGCGGGGCCAGATCATTCTTAACCTTCTGCACCCGCCCGCCCGTAGCGTGGTGGGGCAACTCGTTATAGAGTGCCGCCAGGGCGCCTGGCCCATCACCCTGGTTCAGGTGGTGCAGGGTATGGTTGTACTGGTCAGCCGAGTGTCGGTTGATGACCCACTCGCCGGCATCCACCCACGCCACCGGAGCGCCTTGGGGGTTGACCGCAAGGATACCATCGGTGACGCCGGTGCCGGGGCCGGCTGTTGGTAGTCGGCCACCAGACGCTTTTCCTGAAAGCCCGGTGGCTTTCGCCGCTATGCCCATAACGCTGACTGGCCCCATAGCCGTCAGCGAAACTAGCGCATTCCAGAGATCACGAATCTTGTTGTGCGCAGGCGCGGTGTTCGCGTCGACAGTCGGCATCGCCGTGGTACGGGTGAGCGAGTCCAGCTGCTCCTTGGTTGTGTTAAACCCGGCATCGAACAAATCTTTGTCCAGCTCAGCCTGGGGACGGGCCGATAGGCCGGTCAGGTAGTACAGGTCACCTTTGGCAATCTCCCCGGACTTGAGGAAATCATCAATGATGAGCTGGGCTTGCGGGGAAGGCTTCTGGATCGCCAGATCATCAACCAGGTTCTTAGCGGCTGCCGCGTTGGTCGTGAACTTCGTGTCGTCCAGCAGCAGTTTCACGTCGACCGGCTTGTCGCCGATAGCGTCGGCTTTCGCTGCCACTTCTCCGAGCTTGGCCACGGCGTCAGCGTCGGTGGCGGTCAGCTTCATGTTGATGCCATCAGGGAGTTTTTCCGCCTTGACGCCTAGGTCTTTGAGTACGCCCATGGCCTGTTCGCCCACGGCTTTAACTTCGATGCTGGCGCCATCTTTGAGCGGGTATAACTGCGACCATACTGTGGCCAGCTCTTTCTTAGCGCCTTCGCTATTGACGCCAACCAGGGTAGTGATTTCCGTTGGCAGCACACCATAGGCATCAGCCAGGTGCTGGACTTGCTCCGCGGTCAGGCCGAACTCCTGGCCGATAGTGGCAAAGGAACCCTGCATCTGCTGGTACGCCTCATTAGTATTACCGCCCGCGGTGGCGACCTTTTCCAGCTCCTGCCGCATCGTCGAGAGCTTCTTACTCAGCTCCCTAGCAGAAGCGTTCGTCATATCCAGCTTGCCGGTTGCCAAGTCGCCAAGGTTTGCGCCCAGTTCTTCTACTGGGTGGTTCGCTGTCTCGGCGGATTTCACCATGTCATCCACAGCCTGAGCTGCGGAAGCCATGGCCTCTTCTGCCGCCATAGGCGCCAGGCCCATGGCCTGCATGATCGACTCCAGGGCGTTCAGCTTATCATTGGCATTGGTAGATGAATCCGCCAGAACATCAATTCCCTTGGCCGCCTGGGCGGCAGCAGGGTCAACCCGGCGCGCAGCAGCTATCGTGTCTTCGATCTGCTTCCGCGATTTCTCCAGGTAGCCCGCAGCACGCTCGCCTTCCTCACCAGCGGCACGCAGCTCTCTGACTAGCTTTTTGTAGTCGTCTCCACCCTCGGCAACAATACTGTTAAGATTCTCCATGCTCAGGCCAGTGGCGGTGAGCTTGGCTTTCAGCACTTCGTAGGCGTCTGATATTTCAGACGCACTGCGCGTCGCTTCCTGCTGTTCCTTCAGGGAAAGGCTGTTCCATTCGGAGGATGCGCGAGTAGGGTCCGCGTGGGAGATGAATCCCTCTCGGGCTTTGCCGACGGCGGTGAGCTGGGTCAAGCTGGCGTCGGCGAGGTGTTCTGCCGCTTTTTTCGCCTGTTCGGTTAGGGCGCCGGTGGTGCCGGAAACCGCTTTGGCCAAGTCGTTTTGGGCGGCCTGGGTTGCTTTTGTTGCTGACGCCAGTTTGCGCTGGGCGTCGGTGGCTGCGTGGTTTGCTTCGATGAAGCCGCCGACGACGGCGCCTGCCACCATGAAGCCGATAGCTAGTGGGCCACCAAGAGCATCACCAACGGCTCCCGCGGCAGATCGCATCAACGACAAGCCACCTTTAGCAGCGCCTGCAGCGGCATTACCGATTTTCGCGGCATTGGAGGCAATGGTATTACCGGCATAAAAGTAGCGTTTAGCCGCGACTTGCATAGTATCCGACCCGGAGCTGAATGCCTCCCGCGACCTGCCTAAGGCCTGAGTCAACCCGTTGGATGATGTAATCATGTATTGGGTTTTCGCGTCGAACTCGCTGATCGCCTTGTGGCCTTTTCGGTAGTATTCTTGCAGGTCAGCAACACCTTGTTTCATCGTGGCCATCGACTGGGTGGCTTGCTGGATTTTCGCAGGGAAGTCTGTCCAGTTTTTCAGGGCCATGACTGCGGCGATGCCGAGCAGGGGTCCGGTGAAGTCGTTGGCGAGTGTGGATGCGAGGCCGGCTACAGGGGTTAGCACAGTGATGAGCCCGTGCACGGCGCCGGAGGCTAGGTGTATGCCTGATTCGGCGGCGGGGCCGATTTTGCCGAGGGCGGCGGTGCCGGCGTCGGCGGCTGCTACCAGATCGTCCTGGAGGGCCTCAAACAGGCCGAGGGTGAGGTCTTCTTTGGCGTTGGCGAGGCGTTCCAGGGCACCTGGTAGGCCTTTGGTTTGGGCGGCGGCTACCTCGGCGGCCTGCCCCTGCCGGGTGACTGCTTCTTTGAGAGCATTGAAGTCTTCGGTGGTTTTACCTGCAGCGATAGAAGCGAAACGCATGGCATCGGAGCCGAACAGGGTGGCGGTTGCCGCCTGGTACTGTTCCTCCGTCATGCGGTTTGACGCGGCGTTCAGCTGGCCGATCAGGGATGGCAAGCCTACAAATTTGCCTTTAGCGTCGTAGACGGTTAGGCCTAGATCGTGGATGGCGTTTTGCGCGGGTTTGCCTTGATCGGTGAGCGCTAGCAGGGAAGTTTTCAGCAGGGTGCCGGCGTCGGAGCCGGTGATGCCGGCGTTGGCGAACATACTGATTGCGGTCGAGGTGTCGTCGATGCTCACGCCAAAGGCATGGGACACTGTGCCGGCCTGCTGGAGGGCCTGGGCCACGTCGGTGATCTCCGCGGCCGAAGCGTTCGCTGAACCGGCGAGAATGTCGGATACCCGGCCTGCTTCTTGGGCGCCCAAACCGAACGCTTGCAGAGCCTGCCCCTGGATGGTGGCGGCTTGGGCGGCGTCGATCTGGGCGGCAGCAGCCAGCTGCAGTGTTCCCTTGGAGGCTTCCATGGATTGGGCGACGGTTAGACCGTTCTTGGCGAGCTCGGTCATGGCCGCTGCGGCATCAGATGCCGACGTACCGGTGAGGCTAATGTCGTTGCCGAGTTCTCTAGCCTTGGCGCGCACGGCATCCATCTGCCCCGCGGTCGCCTGGGACACCGCCGCCATGGTATTCAGCTGACTCTGGTACTCGGTGCCGACAGACACAATATCGCTGGCGACACTGCCAAGGCCGAGGGCAACGCCGATACCTGCGCCGAGTTTCCCTGCAATACCCAGGGCGCTGCCTAGGCTGGATTCCAACGCCCTGTTGAATCCTTTAGTGTTCGGCTCAACTAAGATGTCGATTTTGCCGCCAGCCATCATGCCCTCCTCTTAATTAACGATCTAGTTGCCGCGCATGCGCAGAAACTCCGTGATGGTGATCTTTTTCCTTGGCGGCGTAGCCGTCTTCTCCGCCGCCTGAGCGGCCGCCTGCACCAGCTGCCGCTGCAGCGCAGGTGGACGAACCGCGACAGGCCACAGCTGTGGCTGCTCCGGGGGCTTCACTCCTAGTAGTTTCTGGCGGGTTTTCTCCGCCTGCGCCTCGGGGTCATCCGGGTCGGTGATCCACGATTTATATTCGGAGTTCAGCCAGTAATCCTCCCGGTCCACCAAGCGGGCGATGTTTTCATCAGTGGGAGTCCACTCATCCAACCCATCAGCGAGTATCGCCAGGTCAACCCACCACATTTCCGACAGCGCCTGGCGGTAGCTCAGGTGATATTTGGATTGGAACCCAACCAGCCGCCTAGCGAACTCGCTAGGACTAGTTAGCTGGAGGATGTAGGAAAAAAATTGCCGTCAGCATCCCGATAGCCGCAGATCTCACCGATAACATCAAACACCCGCATGACCTCGGCAAGACTCAACGTCATAAGCTTGTCAACGAACGCCTCTTGGTCTTTCTTGGGGGAGTCGGACACCAGGGCGATAACACGGGTGGCCTGGTCGTGTACTGCTTCGTCAGCATGGTCAAACAGTGCCCGAACAATGTCGTGAGCTTCCTGGCCGGTGAAATCTCGGCGCAACGACAGATCAACGCCGAGCAGGGTAACGGGCACAGGGTCGCCGCCGTTGATAGCAAGAGCGCGCTCGAAGAGGTCGATTTTTTCCATGAGGTTTGTTTTCTCCTAGTGTTTGGAAGGAATAAGGGTTTTAGACAGAGCCGACGCCTAGCCCGCTCTACATGAGGCCAGCCAGCTTGTCACGGAGGTTGTCGAGCACTTGTGGCGGGCGGCTGGGAGGTTTAGCCGGCCAAATAGGGCCCATAGCATCTGCTGCCCAGCGCGGCACCAAATGCACATGCAAGTGAGGGACAGTTTGGCTTGCTGCCACCCCGCTGGACTGGATGATATTCAGCCCGTCTGGGGCGACAGCTGTACGTAACGCCGCAGCAACCCGCAAGACAGTGCGAGATAGGCACGCGGCGTCAGCCTCTGGCAGCTCCCAAATATCGGGTATGTGCCGGCGGGGAACTACCAGGGTGTGGCCAAGAGCCGCGGGCCGAAGTGGGAAAAACGCCACGGCATGGTCGTCGCGGCAGACTTCCCGCGCCCAACCCTCCCCCATGATGATTGCGCAAAATGGGCATAAAGTGGTAGCCATTAGGGCACGGTGATACCTGCGGGCAGCTCGGGAAGGACTTCCTCGAAGCCTTCAAGGAAACTGTTGTCGAACTCCCAGCCGTCCAGGTTCTGGTCGTCGAGGGTGGCGCGCTTCGCCGGCGATGCCAGGGTCACGCGGGGGCAGTAGAACGCCATCTTGGAAACGCCGTCATCGAACCGGCAGAAGTAAGCGAACTCCTCACCAAGCCCAAGCTCGGCAACGTAGAGATCACCTTTCTTAGTGATCTTGCCGCCCTGTAGTCGGGTCAGCAAAGCAGCCTTCGAGTTGTCGACAGCGCGGAACTTCATGCCGCTCTCTAGAGCATCGCGGATGATCTTGTAGATGGCATTGCGCTTGTTCCAGATCTTCTTCTTGGTGACCTGCTGCTCGGCCGTCACCTCAATGCCTGCCTCGATGCCGCCGTAGGCGTCCCACCCGGTGAGGGTAGCGGCAAACGGGTCGGTGGGCATGGCGGTGCCTACGGGGGCTCGGAAAGCATCGCCGTCCAGCCACACGTGGGCTTTTTTGGAATCAGCATAATCGGACATGATTCACTCCTAACAGTTTAGATTGTGCGCCTGCGCAGGTGAACGCCAATGCGAACAGGCGCGTAGTAAATGATTCGGTCGAGACCCCGGCCTTTGTCCTCCAGCTGGATGGGGCCATCCACCCAGTGGGAGGACCAGGCATGGGTGTCATCAACGATGATGTTTTTTGCCCTGGCCATTAGCTCCCCGGCGCGGGTGGCGAGGTTCCAGGCGGTGATGTCGGGGTCTTCGGGGATGCGGGAGGCGTCAGGTCGGGGCACCCAGGGGGTGATTTGGATGAGCACCCGGTGCAGCCGGGGGTCGCCGCCCTGGTGGCCTACGGCTTTGACTGTGACGTGGGGTTTGGTGAGCGGGTCGGGGACTTCGCGGCAGGTGACGGCACCACCGCGTAGCAGGCGGACGAATTCGGCGTCAGCCAGTAGATGTTTGCGTACCTCTCCGGGGATGTAGGCGGTGGGGATTATGGCGCTCATCGGGGTCTCATGCCTCGGTAGCGGCCGAATCGCATGGCGGTGCCGGTAAGGACGGCGTGGGCGGGGGTATCAGCAGTGCCGTATTCTTTGTGGATTGCGGTTTCGTCGTTGTCGACAACCCGCACTATGGTGCCCCGAACGTTGGTGCCGATGCCGTCACGGTAGTCGCCGGTGAGAACGGGGGCGATAGTTTTAGCTTGGCTGGCTATCTCCTGGGCGATTTTCTTTCGGGCTGGTACCGTTTGGCGCCGCAGTTCGCGGAGTATTCGGCGCCGGTACAGGGTGAGTTTCGCTTTCGCCACTGGGGTCTTCCTCCTTTGCTTCCTTCTCAGCCGCTTCGGCGGCGCGGGCGGCTTGTTTCTTGCGGATGTCGGCGAGGTGGTAGGGGCTGCCGGCTGCGGTGTAGAAGGGATTACCGGCGTCGTCGGTGCCGTGGTAGATGCCGTCGTGGACGCCTTCCTCCTCGGGCAGTAACCGCTCGGCTTGGGTGGTGGGGATGGTTTCGGTCATGGTTGTTCTTTCTCCTTTGCTCTGCGGACTCGTGCCGCAATGTAGTCGGGTGGCCGGCCTGGGATGCCGCGGGCGATGCCGTCGCTGATGCACTGCCACACTCTGCCGTCGGGCCCTGCGAATTCGTCTTTGGCGGTGATGTCGAGGTCGGCCACAGCGGTGCCTGTGGGGGCGAACATGACGAGTCGTTCGTCGCGGATGCCTCCGGTGGGTGTGGTTTCTTGCATGCCGGTCCAGTAGGCCTCTTGGACGAGGCCGGTGCCGGCAATGGGTTCGTAGGTGGTGGCGATGATTTCCCCGGTGATGGGATCGTCCTGGGTGGTTGTTTGCCGCCGATACTGCCACCCAGGCTGGAAGAGGACACGAGGGGTTAGCATCGGTCCTCCGGCAGCGTAGGCGTGGCTTTGCGACGGATACTCCAGGCACCCTGGGCCAGCTGCGGGGACAGCAGGACGATCTCATCGGTGGTGAGCCATAGTCTTGAGCCCTGCCCCAACGCCCCGTCGGTTTCCCATTGCATGGTCACCTCCGGGTAGGCCAGCTGGGTGAGCCCACCCCGATCATCCTTGGCGATAGCGCGGGTCACCATATCCTCCACGACGCCAGCAACAACCTCGGTGCTGAGCCGGCGTTGCTGGATGCGGGTGGGGATGCTGGGGAACCGCTGGAGAACAATACTTTCCGCCCGTTCGATGAGGCGTTTCGCGTCCTCTAAGCGGGCGCTATCGAGGTGTGGCCACAGGGTTTTAGGGTCGGCGGTGAGCCAGGTGGCCATGGGGGTTACTCCTCCGCTGGTGGGGTGGCTGCGGTGACTGCCGCGATAATTTCGGCTTTGGTTTTGCCTTTGACGTCAATGCCGAGCTGAACAGCTACGGTGACCCAGTCGGCTTTCGGGGCGCCGTCGGCTGGTAGCTGGATTGGCGTCTCCTGCGGCGCTGTGGGATTTTCCTGGTCGAGGATGGTGTAGCCTTGCCGCCGGTAGTATTCCAGCCGGTCGTCGGGGACGTCGGTGCAGACGCCGCCGACGAACAGGTCAGCGCCGATGGGGCCGGTGTAGCCCTCGACGGGGGTTTTCACGATGGCCATGATGATTAGGCCCCGATCTTGACGTTGCGCAGCACCGCGGCAGCCTTGGTGGACTTGAGTACCGGGGCGACCGGCCCAAGCTCCACTTCGCCGCGCTTCACGGCACCGGAGGTGCTGAAGTCAGGCAACCACGTGCGCAACATCTGGCCATCGGTAGTGGTCACGCCGTGGAATCCATCTAGGCCGATGCGCACAGCATAGATGCTGGTCTTGCCCGCGGCCGTGGGGATCACCGGGTCGTTTGTGCCGGCTTTCTCGCCAGCATCCGCGAGAATGACGTTACCGAGCATTTCCCGGACGATTTCATGGCCATTAGCCCCCAGCAGCCCCTCGACCGGCTGTTGAGTGTAGAGGTTGGCCCGGCGCGCGGCTGCCCGGATCTTCGCCAGCACACGCTTATTGCAGAGCAGCAGGGTGGGCGGGCCATCCAGGGCGCCGAGGAGTTCGTCCAGGTCGTCGAGGATAGCCAGCGCAGAGTCGGCGGTGGTGAGAGCGGTCCAGTCTTTCTCTCCCGTGGCGTTCAGCTCGGTCACGGAGTCCTTTAGCGCCTTGTCTAGGCCATCAAAGCCTTTGGCGTCGACCGCGGTGTCGCCAGTGATGATCGCGTCGTTGAATTTCGCATTGGTGGCTTTGATGAGCTGAGAGGTTTGTAGGGCCACCTCGTCGCTGGCTGCGGGGCCGAGGTGGGCAAGCACCCGATCCACTTCAAAAGTACCGCCCAGTGGCTTGAGCTCCACGGACTTTTTTACAGTCTTGACTTCTTGGGGGGTGTATTCTTTGCCGATTTCGCGGAATTCGGCGCCCCGCTGGGTGACCAGCCGCCGGTAACCGTATTCGAGAGTGGCGCCACCACCTGCGGGGTTGACTGCAGTATCGAAGATCAAGGCGTCTAGCAGCGGGGAGTTTTTACGAAACTCGTCGATGATCGCCGGGTCGTAGTCTTCTAGGGTGTTGAGTTTGGCGTCTGCCAGGGTAATAGGCATAGCGAGCCTCCTTATTTTTTATGTGATGTTGTAGTGGTTACGGAGCGCTTCGGCGAGGCTGCGGGGGGCCGGCTTGCCGCCGGCGTGTTGCCCTTGGGAGGGGTCGACTGGCAGCTCGCCTAGCGCCGCGGCTAGGGCCTTAGCATCAGCGGCGAGTTCTTCCGGGGTTGAGCCCTGAAGCCGACCGGCTAGATCAGCAGGCAACCCCACAGTTTTCAGCGCCTTAGCAACTGCCGCCTGGCGGTGTTGTTCGGCGATCTGTGCTTCCAGAGCCGCCACGCGGTCTTGGGCTGTTTTGAGGTCTGCCGCGGTTTTCTCTTGCTCTGTCATCTGGGCGCGCTCGAACTCCGCCAGGCGCGCCTTCAGCGCAGCGTTTTCCTTATCGAGGGCCTGGCGCTTGTCGCGTTCCTTTGCTAGGTCGGCAAGCACTTGGGTTTTTGAGCCCCGACCGTTCGGTTCGCCGCCATCCCCGTCGCTGTCGGCGTCAGCATCAGCGTCGGCATTGCTGGTGGCTGATGCGGTTTCGCCTTCCCGCTGCCGGCCACTAGTCTGGGGGGCAGAAGCCGCCCCCTCGGCAGCACTAGAGCCGCCAGCTAGTGACTGACCGTCGATAGGGGGCTGTGTAACGCACCGAATGTGATAGCGCATTAGACCGTTGACAATCATGGATCTTCCTTCCTTCTTTGTTTTTGGGCATAGAAAAACCGACCTCCACTTTTGGGGGTCGGTGTCACAAGTTTTTAGGGGTTACCAGAGTGGGCAGCTGAGGGGCGGCGGGGCGGCGTTTTGGTACTTTTCTTTCCGGTCGCAAGGCTTCCACATGCCAATACCCGCAAGCGCATCTGCGTATTCTTCGGCCTGCTCACGTGGCCACCCCATGGTATCCATGTAGGATTGCACGATGGTGTCCCAGGGAGCATCGATAGGGGCATCTGTGAATAACATAATTGCAATGCTACACCTGGGTAAAAAATTCATCAAGAGCAGGCATAATATACTGCGCAAATTCGGAGTCCTGCCACTGTATGCTATCTAGAACGTGCTCCTGGCCCCTGTGAAAATTCAGGGTGTTTACCAGCCTCGGTACTCCGGTTTTAGTAGTCACCCACTGGGCATACGCCCGAGCAAAAAGCTCATCAGCTAACAAAAGATAGATTTGGGTGTGACTCTCCGTCAGATTCCCCGCATACGTTGCAATCTCACGTGTCGACGGTGCTTGCCGAATCGCAGCAAGCACGGGCTTCATCTCTGGCAGGGCTTCATATTTCCATTTGATGAGATGTCCCAGCTCATGAAGGACAGTTAGCTCCTGTCCCTGGAAAGTCCCGTTAATCGTTACTCGGTAACACGTAATCCCATTTTCAACGGTTCGGTACGAAGTTCCGCGGATCGGACTCTCTTCCACTTTCGTCCCGAGGCGATCACGACCGTTCATTAGCTCGATTTTGTATTCGTCGGGGAGGAACGTTTTCCCTTGGTGCGCGTCATCCATATAGCTCAGTGCCCGGTTGACAACCTTGCGGAATTGCCTGGGGGTCGTGGTTATACGCTGGGAATACTCGTGTTTCAGCCGAGCGTCAATCTCGGCGCCGAGGGCGGGTTTAGCTTGATCGTCAGCGCTGCTTCCTGCAGAGAGCACAATGCTGGGTCTGGTGTCGATCCTGCGTTTGGCTGCCAGAACAGCGGGATCACGTTTCGCCCATGACCACTTACCAGATAGGTCTGGTGTGGCGTCGGTGAGGAAGCCGTTCTTATGTAGCAGCGCTATGGCCAGGTCGCGGTCGTCGCCGGCGATGCGGTAGATTTCTTCCGGCATCAGCCTAGCTACCGACGTGCGTCGGTACCTGCCGCCAGCTTTTTGTAGCACCGCGCCATATTGCTCCCGCAAGTATTCAGACGCCCAGCCGCGCTTGGTGGTGCCTTCGGTGGTGATGAGTCGCCGCCTACCACCTGCCGAGGTGATGGCTTTCATGCCCCGGCGGGCGTTAACAACTTGGTTAATGTCGACGCCATCGCGGATAGCCTTGGCGCCCGCTTTGGTGAACACCTTGGCCTGCTGCTCCGGCGCTAGGGAATCGAAGTATTCCTTAGCGTCGAAATAGAACAGCTTATGCATATCCGACGTGGCCTCGGAGACCGGAATGGCGGTGCAGTCGCATCCGGGGTGCCGAAGGAACCGCATACTGCTGCTGCCTTTTTTACCGGCCAGGATGGCGCATCTGGCACAGCATGGGGGGCGAACCACCCGGATCCACGTGGTGCCAGGCCTGGCGGCTAGGTGGGTGAGTATGGCCATGCGGGCGGCATCAGAGATGGCGGTTTGGGCGGCGGTTGCGAGCATCACGCCCGCGTGGTGCCACGCCTGCGCCCGCTTCGTGATAGGGGCTTCGGCGTCGACTAACTCGGTGATTTTTTGGGCTTGGGCGTAGGCGAGTCCCATCACGGGGTCGCCGCTGCCTGTTACCCCTGCGAACGCCTCCGGGTCCGCCGACAACCCCGACACCTGGTCGTAGTGTTGTAGATCCAGCGCAACATCTGCTGACGCGATTGCCGCTTGGGCCGCCAGCAGTTGCCCGTGGGCCACCATCTCGGTGAACGCCAAGGCGCGGCTGGCGAACCAGGCATTGGGGTCTTGCGGGCTGTTGGGTCGCCAGGCAGCGAGCACTCGCCGGACTATCTGGGCGATGAGTCGCTGCCGGTAGTCTGCGGCGGCTTGGAGTTGTGGGGGGAGCCTGGAGTACTGGGAATCCAGCATGATGGTAGGCCTCCCTCCATACCACTAGACGACGGCTAGCGCGACTACGGCGGTTCGCGTTCGCCCGAGTTGTCGTCGGCGCCGCGTTCGAGTTTTTCGATGATGCCGCCCATACTGTTTTCCTGTTCCAACCACTCCAGCTCACGGTCAATGCGTTGTTGCGGCCATCCCATCTCGGCCATGGCCCCGCGCACTGACATGAACGGTCTGCCACCAGTGCTTTTTTGCAGCGCATCGGCGCGTTGCGACTCGGTGGGGGTACCGGGGTTCTGCCACAGGGTGCTGATCTGGCCATCGGCGTCCCAGCTGCCGGTGCGGATCCGCTCGGCGATGCCTAGCGCCCACGCCCAGCCAGCGCCCATGAGGGTATTCAGTCGCTCCACCTGTTTCACGAGTCGGGATTCGTCGGCGCGGATGGCGCCCTCGGCGGCGGGGTTGGCGGTGTTTTGCCCCATCATCCGCACCGGCAAACCGGTCACGGTTGCTGCTTGTTCGGCCAGCATCTTGATGGTGTCGTGGAAACCCGTCAGTTGGGCACCCGACAACTGCTCAATCTTGGCGTCTTTGCTGGAGATCGCCCAGATGGCGCCCAGATAGGTCTCCCACGGGTCCTCAATCTGGTTGCCATCAGCATCTACGAAATCCTTCTGAGACACGCCCAGAGCAACCTTTTGAGGCGTCGCCACGGTCTCCATGGCTAGCTGGAGCTGCAGCATCACCCGGCCCGCCATATCAACCAGGGGCCGAAGGTCTGCCAGTTGGGTCTCACCCGCCCATTCCCCGGTTCGTTGCCGGTTGAGAATCATCACCAGCGGCACCCGGCCTAGGCGGTGTTTGATGCGCCTGACCACTTCCCATTTCCCGGCGCGACGGTCGATGAGCACGGTGGAGTCGGGGAGGTAGAGAGTCATGTATTCGGCGATGCCGGTGTCATCCCGGTAGATGCGGAGAGCCGCGGTCATTTCGCGGGTGCGCGCATCGACCAAAGCAGCGATGTCTTTGGGGGATTCGGGCATGATCCGGGGCCTACCGCCGCCATCGCGGGCGGCAACAGAGATAAACGCCCGACCGTAAATGAGCAAATCGCGGTGCACCAAATGTGATAGGCTGTCCAGATCATTGGCTTCCCAGTCGGCACGCAGCTCGGCATCCTCTTCGAGTGCCCCGGAGCGCAGGAACATTCGCACATCCTGGCGCTCCTCAAGGACGTCGATATAGGTCCTGCACCAATTCAGAGGGAAAGCAAACTGCTGCACATCGGGCGGCACCGCGATGCCAAGATTGCCGATTTCCTGCATGCCCCGGTAATAGTGTTCATTCTTGCGGTCCTCCCGGCGCTGCCGCTGAATCTTATTGAAGAGCTTTTCGGCGAGTCTTCGTTCTTCTGGTGTGAGCTCCATTCATTGTCACCTCCTTCTGCGGCGGCCTAGCACAACAACCCTGGCGGGCGCTGAAGCGTTTTCCCAATCACCAGCATGGGCGTCCATGGCTGCTTCGTGGGCGAGCACGGTGGCCATGGCGGGGTCAATTTTTTGCTGTTCTGTTGCTTTGCCGAGCACGTACATCTGGGCGGGCTTGGCGACTTTTCGAGCGTTGGCTATGGCCAGACTAGTGAGCGGGCAGCCATCATGGGTGATGCGCCCTGTTGCAAGGTCTACCTCGAACCGTCTAATTGCTTGGCACATGCGTTTGATGCTGTTTGTGGCCCACTCGAACACATGCTCGGCACCGTATTTGAGTGCCCATTCACCGATCTCGGAGCGCCAGTCTTGGGGGTCGCAGTACATGCGTTCTATCTGGTAGCGGTCGAAGATTTCGTCGACGGCGGCGGCTACTTCCCCGCGGGGTATCCGGCCTTGCCACTCGGTAGGATTCCAGATAGTGGGCCTGTCATCTGGCCCGTAGCGGGGGGTGAACGAGAACCCACCAAGGGTTTCGGCCCTGAGCGCGGTCCAGTCGTTGTTTTCTGACCCGTCGAAGCCCACGCAGATGCTAGTGCCGTCAGGGGGATTCCCAAGCCATTGCATAGTGCTCCTCCCATAGTCCTGCTGGCAGCCAGCTGCCTGATGAGTAGGTGATCCGGTTACCAAAAAAACGCTCGGCCTGTTCGGGGTCGCGGAGGGATATTTCTTCAGCCTCAGCCAGCACCGCATCGATATTGACCCAAGGGCTGCCTTTATAGACGGCTTCGAGGATTCGGCGCCGGTCTCGCTTCCGCTCCCACTTCAAATGTTTGGGAGGCGGGATGTAGAATGTCGCCACGTCAGCCAGGTTAGCTTCGAGCGTCGTTTGGGCAACCGACTGCTCCGCACTGTCGTAGGCGTTTGTCGTCTCGATCGCTCTACCACCCATGCCTGCCAGGCCGCGGCGTTGGGCGTCAGCAACCTTTGTCATGCGGTTACGCTTGGTCCATAGCCCCGTCTCGTCCTGTTCGCAAAACGTCACGGGGTTGCCGACGCGGCTGTCGGCGCTGGCAGTTACGGCGTCGATCCGGTCGGCGTCGTCGCCGCCCAGGCCGCCGAGGATGCGCACGAACCCATCACGAACTGCCATTTGGTGCCGGAGGGGGCCCATCTGGATCATCGCCCGCAGCGGCCTGTAGGTGTTTTCCACCTGGTCCTCGGATGTGGCAGTCAACTGGATCAGTGGCGACGGGTGAGGGCGCCCCTTGGGCTCACCAGCCTGGTAAGGGAAGGCGAAACCACAGCCACAGCCCCAGTCAGAACACCGGTAGACATCCCCCGCAGCAGCCCAGCCGTCAAACTCGGCAGGGCCCACTGCCTGAATAGCCGTCATCGACGCCGCCCACGGGCCCTTACCGGTCTTTTGCGGGGCAATCACCTGCAACCGCCGGTAGGCGAATGCCCTGGCGCCCAGTGGAACGCCTTCCCATTGCAACCCGGCGCGAATCCTGCCGAAGTTGGCAGCGCACCAGAATTGCCAATCGGACCAAACGAATGCTTCCCCGCGCCGATAGCCGTCGGGGATGAGGCAGTGGGCCTGTGCCCATGCATCCCACAGATCCCCGAGGGTGGGGAAGTCGACAAGCCAGTCAGTTGGCAGGATCATCGTCATCGTCCTTTACCGCTCGCAGGCGACGTCTGAGCGGACTATCACGCTGTGGTGGCGGGGCCGACTCGGTGACGGAGTCGTCGTCAGCGGTGGAGATCGTCCAGCCGTTGAGTAGGAGACCAGCAGGCGACAGGCCGATGCTATCGGCGAGCCGTAGCACTTGGGTCATCATCGACGGCGTAGCCCCTGGTGCCTCACTGCGGACAGCCCACCGCACGTAATGCGCAATAGTTAGCCACCGCCATTCTTCTTCAGCCCACGCCACAGCCTGGGGAAACCGCCAAATCTTTTTCCATAGGGCGCGTTCCCTGGTGTAGCCGGTTGGTAGTGGCCACGGCGGGGGTTTGCCCGCGTAGCCGGATGCCGGCAGCACCCGCAACTCCAAGGAGATACCGCGGGCATCAGAACGGCCGGACCGCGGATCCGGCGGCGGCCCTGACCGGGGCCTAGCACCACCACTGGGCATAAAAACCACCCCCTACCAAAGGTTTCATCAAGCAAAATATCCGGTTTGAGGGTTCAAAAAATAGCAGTCCAGAGGCGGTTTTTGAACCCTCCGCACCATCTAGCTACCTCCGTCACGGCCAATAGCGGGCCTGCTACAGGGGGTATCCCCCTGGGTCAGCGGCGGCCACGGCGGGCGGCGACCCGGTCGGCGCCGTGCCGGCTGTTGCAGCTGCGGCACAGCACCGCCAGGGGCTGGCCGGGGTCGCCGCCATCGGCGAGGGCATGCGCGTGCTGGGCGGTGAGGTCCCGCGCCGGGTGCGGCGGGCGGCGATAGCCGGGGCACACATCACCATGGGCGGCGCGCCAGGCGGCAACAGCCCGGCGCCGAGCCTCCCGGCTGCTGGGCTCGTCGCGTTTGGTGGCCACGGTAGCGCGCTGGTGCCGCTCATACTCTTGGGCGTGGCTGCGGCACCGACCCCGGTAAACAGCGGGTTTCGGGCACCCGGGTTCGCAGCAGATAGTCCCTGCGCGTGCCATGGCCATCACCCCCAGTTCTTGAAAAATTGAAAGCATATAGGTGCCGTATCCGCAGCAATGGGCCTGGTGTCGGGTAGTGAAGAAAAAGGAAAAGAAGCCCCCGACAGGCCGCGGAAAGCCAAACCCCGGCCCCAATACCAAAACGGAACATCCCCACATAGTGGGGAGCTGCTGCGGATACGACGAAACCCCTTGAGCCTTGGGCCCAGGGGTTACGAGCGTTAGCTTACACCACGGGGTGTAACACCGCAACACCAACGCCAGGCGCAGCGTCGATGCAGGCGCGCTCGGCATCGGCGTAACACACCAGCAGCCCATCCTCACCCGGCACCGTCTGCACCAGCCCAGCCTGCGCCCACCGCCACACCCGCATGTGACTCACCCGATACCCACGACGGGTCAACCACGACGCCACCACACGACACGACGCCCACTCCGGCGGCGTCTCCTCACACTCATCATCGCCAGAGTCGGCCACCACCTCAGCCACCAGGCGCGACTGCGCCACAATCTCCTCGGCAGCCATGACGCCCCACGGCACGCCATCAAACACCCACAGGTACCGCTGCAACCACCCAGCCAACACAGGGACACCATGTTCCTGAGGAACACCGACACCGGATGCCACAGCGATCTGCCCCGCCCAAAACATCAGGAGATTTTCCGTACAGATTTTCAAGTCCAACATGGCAAGATGCACCGGCGGCCTCGACGAACAAACCGACCGACCAACCGAAGTATCACCGCCACTACACCTGCGGAAGGTAAGGAGATCAGCCAGCGCTCCCCCCTCAGTCTCCAACGTATACAAAGACTTCCCTAGTTCATGTAAAAGGTAATCGTCCACCAGGTTTCCCTTCTCTCTTAAAGAAGTATCTTACCTGGGCTGCCGCCTAGCGGCGGCCTCCCCGGCCCGACCCGACCCGACGAAACCAGAAACGACACCTCACCGTCCTAGGCCTGATCTAGATCCGATCTAGATATGCGCAAATCGTTATGAACATAGGCAAAGAAAAATCCCCAGGCGGCACCTGGGGAGGGCGACAGCAAGGCGCCAAGACGTATACACAAGGAGTAGCAGCCGCCGGGGTGCCTCTGTCCGCGGTCTACGCCAACGGCTACCCCACCCGCATGGGAGGCACCAATGCCCCGTTTTGGCTGTTCACGGCGGGTTTTAACGCCGCAGTGGGCGGCTCAAGGGCAAGTGCTTTCAGGCATGGCTAATCGCCGCTACGGCAAGCCTGTAGCGGCTAGAGGGGTGTAAGTTCGGGAATGCCCGTAGTTATTCTCGCTGTCGGCCTCCGCGGCGGTAGCGGTTACGGCGGCGGCCCCGACGGCGCCCATGGCCAAGGCTGGTCACCGCACCTATGGTTTGTTGTGTAGTTGTTGGCGGCCCATCCTGCATGCTACCCGGCGCGACGTCTGGACAGCTCATGGCCGCTGTTTCTTCTTCTAGGCGCTGCGTAGACTCTTGTGCCCGCTGGGGCGGCGTTACTTCCGTCTGCGCAGGCGATGAGTCCGGTATGTCGGTAGGGGGCGTTTCTATGTGCCCTTCACGCACCCAGTCTGGGGCATCGTCGAGGGGGTCACTGAACCCATCAACAACGTCTGCTAGCGGCGGTGTGGTTGGTGCCGGGGCGCTGGTAGCCTGAGACTCCCTGCTCTCGTGTTTAACGGACGCCTGGCGCGCCGGGGTGCGGGTTTCCTGAGTGGCACGCTGGGCTTGGCGTTCCTTCCGCGAGACCACATGGATGCCGCTATCTTGCGCATACTGGTTATTGTTGATGAATTCGATAGTCGTTGCAGTGTAGTACACCTCTTCTGGTGTTGGCGGGTCCCGAAGCTCTAGAACTTCTCCGGCACCACGCTTACTGTTGCATGCATGGCAGGCGACGACAAGGGTTTCAGGGGTAGATTCCTTATGCCCGTTGAGGGAATCATAGGTGGCGCTCCTGGCGGAGCGACGGTCCCGCCAGTCCACGGTTTTCCCACACCAGCGGCATTGATCGCCGTCTCTGACACGAACAGCGATGAGCAGCTCAGGGTTTCGCTTGTCTTTCGCCCGCCGCCGGTCAAGTTCCATTTCTTCTTTCAACCGGATATGGAAAAGGGTAGGGTCATCGACGATACGCAGCATTGGCCGCCCCTCAGGACCTTCTTCCCGGAAGAGCAATCCCGCATTGCAAAGGTTTTCGATGACGATTTTTTCCCGCCCCGGTGCTACTTGCGCCACGGCACCATACCCCACCAGGTAATCGGTAGCGTGAGCCGCCGAGATGCTCACCAGATCGACAAGAACACCCTTTGCCTCGTTCTTCAGCAGATGGTCCCCGTCGCACACCTCAAGGAGCCGTATCATCAGCGGGTGAGTGGTGAGCGTGTCGCCTCCCCTAAACCACATGTGCCTCTCCCCTCTCTAACGAATAAACGTGCACAATGTAAATGAAAATATGGTTTGTCATGCCGCCCCACCCCGAACATGCGCCCACCTGGAGCACACGGGATAGCACTTGTCGCACAGCCCCTCCCCCACGTGCCGGAGCGGATATTTTTTACTGCGGCGCCCCCTGGCCTGGATCGGCGGCACCGCCTGCGGCAGCATCTGCTTCCCACACGCACGGCACCGCTCCTGATACAAGTCCCCTTCCTTACCGTGCTGCTGTGGAATATCCGAGTACCTGCCAGCAACCACCCCGCCCACGAGGACGCCCCGGCGCTCCGCATCGGAAAGCATGCGCTCACACGCCCCCAGCAACGGACAGGTAGCACACAATAACCTAGCCTGCTGTTGCCTAACCAGTGCATTTTTGACCGGTTCCCCAGGGAACGTAGGGTCCCACAGGCTCGGCCGTGTCGCTGTCGCCTGGTGCCGGGGCTGCTGGCAGATACCGAGAATCATTAGCTAGACCGCCCCACCGCTAAGGTTCGGCCGGGCAGTGATCTGCCGCGGCGCCACTGGCAACGTGGCCACGTACTCGAACCCGTCAGCATCCCGCGCCGGGCCGCCGTCGGCGGCATGGGGCCTGCGGATGTCCGTTACTGTGGAATAGGATTCCACCATTCCACCCAACGACGCATAACAACGCGCTAGGTAATCGCCTGGGGGCAGGCCAATGGGTGCGCAGAACGGCACCTGGGCGTACTGGATAGCGGCGCTGATGGCGTCCATCTGGGCGGCGGTAAGAACCACTGGCGAGGCGGCATCAACGCCTTGCCTGACCTCATCGCGCACCCGGTCCATGACGGCGACGACGTCGGTGGGCAGTGTTGGTGCCAGCCGTGCCGCGGTAACATCGGTGAGGTCGCCGCAGGTGCCGGACAGGTCTTGGAGGGTGAGTTCATTCTCCGAGACAAACAGCGCGCACTGCGCCTCGGGGGCTTTCTTGAAATCCGGCTTAAGCTTCAGTAGCAGTCTGGCTGATGCAGCCGTGATCTCCACCTCGGCGTGTTCGGCGGCAACAACGGCGAAATAAGTGGGCACCACTGCCTGGATCATATGCCGCGGGTTAGCTGCGCACACAAGCAGCCGCCCACCCCGGAGCACCAGCTTGACGACGTCGAAGTCCTCAAACTTCCGGCTGGCCACTTTAATCACGGCGCGGATGGCATTATGCAGTTCCCGGGTGAACAGGACCGCTTTTGAATTGACCGGCAGCTGGGAATAGTCAGGCATGAGCCTCGGCCTCCCGGATCCTGGCGGCGGCATGGATAGCATCCAGGTATGGCTGGTCCAGCGCCTGGGTGGCGGCATCCAGCTCATCGAACGGCACCAGGCTCTTGTGCAGGGGCGCGCTGTCGACTCGCCAGGCGGCCCAAGCGTCATGAACGTCTGATAGCGTGGCAGCAGTGCCCTTAGCGCGCATAAGCACCGCATAAATAAGGAATAGAGGGAACTCTTCGTCGTCCGGCCTGGCAATGTTTTTCGGCAAACACCGACAAATCAGAGCGGCGTCTTCTTCGAGATAGGTCAACATTTTAGGACTCCTGGAGAGCGCGGAGGGCATCAATAAGATGGGGGTTGTCTTCCAAAACGCCGTAGGCGGCGGCGAGCACTTGCCCCGGCGCGGCGTGAACAATGCTGTATGCGGCGGCGGGGATGGGCACCTCGGCGACCCGCCAGCCGTCGGCGGAGTAGACGACCGCATAGGGTTCACGTTCCCCGGTATCGGGGTTGTGGGGCCAGTCAACGATCGCCCACGTTTCGCGGATGTGTAGGGCACCGATAGTGTCGTCGGATGCGGACAGGGGCGTCCTGCGGATCTCGGTAGCGTTCATCGTGTTTTCCTTAGGTTGGATTGGTGGGTTTTGCGTGTGCAGGTTTCCATGTGCGCCACGTACAGTCGTTCTCCCGCGATCTGGGCTTGTTCCCTTGCGACGCCGTACACGTAGTGGGCGCGGCCGAGGCTGATGCGCCAGCGACCGTCTAGGGTCGGGCAGGGGTTAAGTGGGATGTTTTTGTCGTTGGTGGTTTTTGCCCAGCGAATTTCTGCGCCGCACCAGCGGCACCATGCGCGGCTCATGCTGGCGCCTCCTGCTGCTCTGCCCACCGGAGGATCCGGGTTAGCTCCTGCCGTGGTGTTTCCATCCGATGGCGTTCATACATGCCCGCCCACTCCCATGCGGTAGCGATGGGCACAAACGTGCAGCGATGGATCACTGGCAGCCCATATAGGCGCATTTCGGGTAGCACCCCGAACCCTGGCACGCAGGCAGCTAGGTCACCCAGGGCGATAGCAACGGGGTTGCCCGCATCAAAGCAGACAGACACCAAACGCCTCCCCTTATATACTCGGCGGGCTACTGGCCCTGCAAGGGTAACGGTCGCAGGCATCGCTCTTCACCACCGTTCACGATATTGTTAACGGTTTTCAGCCCGTCAATGACCCTGCGCATGTGCGCAGCCGCGTGCTTCATGCATTTGAAGGCTTTGCCGTCATCGCCGTTTTCGAATGCTTCCCGACATTGGTCTATCGCGGTCAACGACGCCAACGCCGCCTGCCGGATGCTATCGACGAGTTCCGTGGGCAATCCCAGTGCCGACTGCATCTCCGAATCCGGCTCAGCGGCGGCATCGGTGTCAGCGCAGTCGGCGCCAGATGCAGCGACTGTGTTGCCATCGGCGGTTGCCGGCTCTGTAACTGGCACGGTCACCAACCACGGATCCTGGCAGCATTCCCGGGATTCCTGGGCGGCTTTGTAGGCGTCGCGTTGATCGCAGGCATCATGCAGCGCCGCATGCAAATCGGCAGCGCGCTGCTCGGCAACTACTTTCGCCGCAGTCAGCGTCTCAACCTGGGCGTGTAAATCATGGATGATTAGTGCGACGTCAAGGCCGCTTTCCGCTTCGGTGTTCCCCCGCTCAAGCAGCTTAGCGATCAGCTCCTGCTGCCACACCGTGGTGGCAGTCAAGCTGTCTGCAAGGCGAGATGGTAGGTCAGCGGTAGAATCCGGCATGGCGGCGTCCTTCCTGGCCGGCCACCGGATGGGCATCCATGAATGCCGTCAAGTCGGCTAGAGCGATCCGGTAGGGGGCGTTGCGTCCAACAGTGGTGGCCATCGACGGCTGGGTAGCGCGCAGCACGCCCTGGCGGCAGAATTTCCTGATCTGCCATTGAGAAAAGCCCGATAGACTGGCGGCTTGGGCGGTGGTCAACCATTGCGGTAATTGAGGGGTAGTGATATGATTCATGTGCCTTTCCTTTCAAGGCTTTACGACGGGGGCTAGTTTGGGTAATTTGTGCTAGCCCCCGGTTTTCTGGTTTATAGGGGGTTATTGCCGCCATTATCAGCGACAAGAGGCGCACGTCATGAGCAGGCGGCCCTCTCCCTACCACCCGGCAAGTCACCAAACACCGACCCGCCCAAGCGGCAACCAGTGGCCACAGCCGCACCAATCGACGCATCACGAGCAGTGAACCCCGACACCACCTTGCGCGGGGCCAACAACCAACAGGCACCCGGCTTGATAACAGCCGCTCCTCCACAGCGCGCAGACAAGACGCCACCAGGCGAGTAGACCAAACATCAAGAGGAGCCACAAGGCGTCTAAACCAACATGGGGTGATGAGCAGCCCCCCAGTCGCACCATCTACGCCACCTCCGGCAGCAACAACAGTGGCCGGCACACCAGCAGCAGGTGCCGGCTGCGCCGTTTCTTGACGTTCTTGGCGACTGGTGGCACTCCCCCAAGTGCGCCGATAGACGACAACAGCTAACGCTAGGGAGCACATGGCTAACGCCATGGACACCATCGCGGCCAGCATTCCGATAAACGAGATCATTACTAAAATTCCTTTTCTTCGTGTATATGCAGGTAGTATGTGGCCCATTCCCAGCCCTTCCCCAGGCGAGGAAGGGGCCACAGGTCAGGTAGTTGTTAGAAGGCCGGGTCTGCCCAGCCCTTACTGCCACTCTCCTTGTAGGAATACTTAAGCAGTGCGCATAGCCACTGGTAGTCCTCAAATCCGACGTGTACTTGCCCTCCAGATTTGTCTTGGAGATCTGCACCGTCCTTATTCAGGTCAACGTGCAAACCGCCATCCGGCAGCGTGGTTGTAAACAGGCCTTTATCGGGATCAATCATCAACAGCCACCTCCTGGGCAGCACTCGGGTCTTCCGGGGCGAACAAGCTCATCATCGCTGGGAACTGGAACCGCTGAACCCGAAAAAGGAACTCGCCTTCGTCGTAGAAGCGAACCGTCCCGCCGTCTCGGACCGCGTACAGGCCGTCGCCAATATTGCAGAACCGGTCCGTCATCGGCGGCACCCCGGCATGCTGGTACCAGGCGTCTTGCAAAGCGTCGATGAGTCGCATAATCGAACCCGCATCAACCTGCACGACGCCAACCCCGTCCTGGGCCAACTCCACCCCGGTATCAGTGATCGTTACTTGGAGGTCATCAATCTTCCGGCTAGGCACGGGGCTCCACCTCCTGCCGCAGCGCATGCTGCAACACCGTGATATTCCCGTGCACGACCTCAGGCTGGGTGCTGTCTACAGTGCACAACCCCAGCAGCATGAACTCCGACACATGAGGAACCTTGGTGTCCCCCGTACCGCCGCCTACGATCAAAACATCAACCAGACCCTCATCAATCAGCGTTGTGAGGGCTTCCGCTACCGGCCGTAGCTCGACCAACATCGGCTCGCGCTTCACACGAACCACAACATCCAAATTCTTCATTGTTTTTCCTTTTCTTCCTTGCTTTACGACGACCCCAGCGCGACTAAGCCGCAGATTCGTCTACTCGCTCGACGATCAAACCTTCGATTGGGACACCTGCTAGGCGACTAATTTTCAGTACCGTGGCCAAGGTCGGGCTCGTTCGTCCATGTCGCAGATTGCGCACGGTTGTGCCGGACAATCCGAGTTCAGCACCTAACTGTTCATCGGATGTAAGGCCATGCAATTTTCTGGCCTGGTCTAAAACCGAGGCCTTTATTCGAATTGGTGCAAAGTTTGCGCTCATGGCGCCATTATTACACACCTTGCGCCGTTGACGCAATAGCTGCACTGAAAAATTAAGTTTCCAATGGTAAATACTCGCGCAAACCTTGCGCGCAAATAGCGATTCAGTTACAATCGCCGTATGAATCTCGAAAAATGGCTGACAAATATCACCACTGATACAGCCCCTGAAATCGCGCAACGCACAGGCATCCCCAAACGAACATTGCAGCACCAAATAGCTACGGGGAGAATGAGTATCGAAAACTTAATCAAAATCGGCGCAGCATACGGACACCACCCTCTGGAAACCCTGATCGAATTTGAAGTTATCGACCCCGTGTGGCGAACTATCCCGGATATAAGGGCAGCACTAAAACTTGCGCCCGAAGAGTGGCTAGCAGACGAGGTGCTCAATCGAATGCGCTTGGGCGCAAAAACTGACGAATTCACAGTTCCACTTGATGAGCTTGTTGAACGAAAGCGCTGTAAAACGAAACCAGAAGTCACCCCGTCTCCTGATGATGGTTGGCAATATGAAGAGATGGCGGCGGCGGATGATTCGCCGGATGAGCCGATGCCGGGTGATGATGACTACCATGATGGGCCGTAAGCTAATTTGATATTTTTGTTTCATTTTCCTTATGATTATCCTTAATTTTTTCATATCTCTAGGAGAATGAAATGTTAACGATTGACAACCTTGAAGATTTAGCGATATCTCTGGGGGTTACCCTGTGTACGCACGTCGGTGGCAAGAAGGGGCTATGGAACACACCCCGGCGCGCAATCAGCATTCAGCGGGGGCTGCACCCGGTGGCGCATTTGTGCACATTGGCGCATGAGGTGGGGCATGCGGCGCTGGGGCATGATTCGGCTGCTGTGGGGTGGTGGCGGGCGAAGCAGGAACTGGCAGCTAATCGGTGGGCGGCAAGGCAGTTAATCACGATTGAGGAGTATGCGGCGGCAGAGCGTGTCCATCCGTCGTTAAGCGGGGTCGCTCATGAGCTGGGGGTGACGGTTTTTATGGTTGAGGCGTGGCAGGAAATGTACCAGTCAGGCACATATGCGAGATTCCTTATGGATGCCTGATAAACCCAAAAGAGGGTATTGCAAACATCATTCCATCAAAACTATATACAAGCACCTAGATGAATCATAAGATAAATCTTAACTGCGGTTTACATAAGATGAAGAAAAAGGAATGGAGCCATGGCTGGTATCTATGATGCGAAGCCTGCGGAAACCTGGTGCAGCCAAAATGTGGTGGGGATGCGGTACCATGCGGCGGAAGTTAATACGGTTATCAGGCAGGTACGAGCTGATGCCGAGGGTGCCCGATATTTCGATGCAACACTAGTGTTGGAGCCGGATAATCCGCATTCCAATAGTGGGCATGCTATCTCCGTGCGATACAACAATCAGGTGCTGGGGTATCTGCCGGATGAAGACACTGCGAAGTATTTTCCCGAGGTAGCGCGGTTGGCTGCGAGCGGGTTTGATGTTGGAGTTCGGGCACGACTGTGGTCGAATACGGATAGGCCTGATTTCGGACCAGGTGACGCCCCATATTACAAACTAAAAGTGGGGGTACTGCCACCTGGGGCTATCGCCCCGTTTAATAATCCCCCAACCTTGGATTGGGCGCTCATCCCTCGGGGCAAGAGTATCAAGGTCACGAAGACCCAGGAGTATTTCGAGGCGAACAAGCATGTCTTATCAGCTGGAGACACGTGCTTTCTCGCCACGCTTCATAAAGTTATGCGGGGGACGAAAGCCCCGGTGATCGAAGTATGCCTCAACGGTCATCATCTTGGTGAGCTCACTGAGGTTTCCAGCAACAAGCTTATGCCTTTTGTTGACCATTTCAACGATAAAAGTCTTGTGGCTGTGTGCTATGCGCTGATATGGATTCGAGCTAACGGTATACAGGTCACCTTAGATGTCACCCCTGCCGCGAGCGCAAGCTACTCCCAGATACACGATCCCGTAGTCAACCCGTTGCCTGAGCTGGTGAGGAAGGAACGGGACCCATGGTCGTACCAGTTACCGGGGCGGTTTAAGGGGTCGGGAAGCTCGTCTGGTATCGCCCAAGCGCAGAGCGCCGCTACCCAGGGGTATGTTAATCAGCGATCCCCAAAGTTCGCGCATGTCCAATCAGTAACATTTACCAAAGCGGAACGGCGCAAAGAAGCAGCCAGGCGTGCTAAAGCAAACGAGCGGGAAATCATGGCAAGCCGCGCCACGCCAATGCCTTCCAATCCGCCTACGGCGAGAGCGTCGGCAACATCGGACGAGGAAGCAGGTTGTGCTCTTATCGGGCTCGGCATAGGCATCATTCTCATCTTATGGTGGTTGTCATCATGCTTTGGTGATACCTCTTCAGGCAGTTCAACGCCTGCGACTACTTCTTCCACTAGTGATTATTCGTCATATGGCGACTCTGGCAGTAGTTCGTCTAGTTATGATGCCGATCAGATCAATGGGTGGACCAAAGCCGCCGCACGGAACGCTTGCCATAAACAGGTTGAAGCGCAGCTCAAGTCGCCGTCTACTGCGAAGTTTGAAAGCCTTTTTGATTTTACTGCTTTGCAAAACGACGCCCACACTAAATGGACGCTGCGGGGGCACGTTGATTCTCAAAACGGCTACGGGGCGACAGTCCGCGCGGAATGGGTATGCACGGTTGTCCCAACAAGTTCCGATAATGCCAGGGTAGAAGCCCTGCTAGTCCAGTAAAAACAGAAGAAAGGAAAACACAATGACGCATCAGGCACCAGCACCACAAGCCCCGCAGGAGCAACAACAACCGCAGCAGGGGGAACAGCTACCGCAACAACCCCCTTCCCCTCCACAACAGCAGGTGTTTCCGCAGTATCAACCACAGTCTCAGGGGCATGTTCCGCAGCCGATGCCGGTTGCTGAGGCGGGGCCCACCGCAACAAAGCCGTTTGAGCGGCACCAGACCATCGCTATTCTAATCGCCAACCTTGGGCTTGTAGTGTTCATCCTTGGGCTTCTAGCGATCTTCACAGGCAACAGGGTAGATGACCTTGCTACCGGCCTGACAATGACGGGCGGGTCACTTGCGGTCATGCTTTTGGCTGGTATTTGGAACACCCTAGCGACTATCGGCTATAACCTTGCCGCCAGCCAGCAACTGCGGCAACGGTAAGCGCATTGGAAATATTTTTGACCCCCGCTCATGTCTGCCAAGAACTGGAGCGGGGGTTTGAGGAAACAAAACCCATGTAGATGGGTTCTTTAAGGAGTATATCATGGCATATGTACGGGACTTATGGACTGTGGTTGGCCCCATGGGGCGACGAGTGAGGTCGGCTAGGTGGGGGCAAGGCCGGCGTTGGCAAGCGGTGTGGGTCGAGAACGGCAAGACCATCACCAAAATGTTTGATAGTGCTGATGCCGCCAACCTGTATGTAAGCCGCACCGAGGTAGGTCAGGCTGAAGGCACATGGATTACTAAAGACCGCTTAGATGTGACGCTTGGCGATATGTGGGGTGTGTGGATTGCGGCAAAAACTGGGCGGGCTGCTTCCACTGTTGCTGGGTATCGGGCGGCGTGGCGGCACATCGAGCCCACGTGGCAGTACGCCCCCTGCTGGAAAATCACCCGAGCAGCGTTTAGCACGTGGATCCCCACCGTCACCCGGCTAGACGGCACCGGTGCGGCGTTAAGTGGAGCAAGTCTGCGTAAGGTGGGGATTGTTTTCCATGCGCTCCTGGACCAGGCTGTCGAGCTGGGGGTTATCACGAAAAACCCTATGCGGTCCAGCGATATTCCCAGGCAGGGGAAGTCGGACCGGCGGTACTTAACCGTCGCCGAGATCGACCGGCTTGTGCGGGCGGCGCCGACAGAGGCTGCAGCCCTCATGATCTCGGTGCTGGTCCAGACAGGATTGCGGCCAGGTGAGGCAAAGGGGCTGCAGGTTCGAGACCTCGACGTATTACGGGGCCGGCTCATGATCCGTCGTGATGTTGATGCCCTCGGCAACCCAGATGAGACGAAAACCCGCACCCATCGAGACGTCCCTGTAGGCGGCGATCTTCTCCTCGATCTCGAAGATATTGCTGATGGCCATGCGCCCACCGACTGGCTCCTCACCGATGAGTATGGCCATGTGTGGACGACAACCCGGTGGCGCGCAGTGTGGAAAACCACTTGCGCTGGTGCCGGTCTCACCGGGGTGACCACCTACGAGCTACGGCACACCGCGGCATCGCTGGCGATTGCTGCGGGGGCGGATGTCAAGACTGTACAGCGGATGCTGGGGCATGCAAGTGCGGCCATGACACTCGACACCTACGCCCACCTATGGGAGACGGGGATTGATGCTATCCCCTATGCGGTTGCTGAGCACATGGCCGCCGAGCGGAAACGAGAAGCCGAAAAGGCAGCCCGACGCGCCAAACGGCGGGGGCGGGGCTTGCGGATCGTCGATGGGTGACTCGAACAAACTTTCCATAGAAAACCGGGCTTATTGGAAACCCGGTTTTTTTCTGTTCGGGATTTGTTCGGGATGAATTCGGTCCGAGGTCCAACGACCTGCAACGACTCTCAACGTGCCGGGGTGGGGCTAGCATTAGTGAAACCCCAGCTCACACGCACTTTGAGCTGGGGTTTTAGTGGAGCCGCCTGTGGGAATCGAACCCACGACCTTTTCATTACGAGTGAAGCGCTCTACCGACTGAGCTAAGGCGGCACGAACCGTAATTGGTTCAAGCGGTGATTGTACCTTATGGCGTGTCGGTTTAGAAAACCATGGGTGGTGTTCCTGGTGTTCGCGCATGTTATTGCACGTTGCATGCTTTACGGATTCGGCCAACCATGGCGTCCATGGCGGTTTCGGCCCGGACGTTGTGGGTGATGTCGTCACGGCAGTGGCTGATGGCTTCGATACAGGCCAGGAGGTTGGGTTCGCCAATGGTGCTGAGTTCACCGGCGAGCCCTTGCATGTCGGGGTGGATGGGGCTCACCTGGGCGTGGGCAGCGATCATGAGGGCGTCACGGTAGATTCCGATGAGGTCGACAAGTTGGGTATCGAGGGCGTCGCGGATAGCGCGGGTTTCGCGCCGTTTTTGGAGTTTTTCCAGTTCTTTGATTTGGCCGGCGCTGCCCCGGAGGGCTTTGTGGGCACCGCGCCCTTTGGCTCCCATGCCGAGGGCGGTGCGGAGTTTTTCTAATTCTTGTTCGTTGGTTTCGGCCAGGGAGTTTTTGGCTTCGTCGGTGGCGGTTTTCACCAGGCTGGTCACGGCTTGGAAGGCTTGGGATCCGTGGAAGATGAGTTCCGCCAGGTTGAGAATGTTGGTGCGCCGGATCTGGGATTCCTGGTGGTGGAGGAGGTGGCGGGCCCGCCCAATGTGGTTTCCCGAGGCCATGGCGGCACGGCGCGCGTCGGCTTCGGTGGCGTTGTCGGTGCGGGTGAGGATGGCTACGATGTCGTCGATGCTGGGTTGGGGAATGTAGAGGTGGCGGGATCGGGACAGGAGGGTGGGAATAATGTCTTCGGGGTCGGTGGAGGGGGCACAGAGCATAATAACCGTGTGCGCCGGGGGCTCCTCCACGGTTTTCAGGAGGGTGTTGGCGGCGGCGTCGGTAAGCCGGTCGGCGTTGTCGAGGATGACGATGCGCCATTTGCCAACGGTGGGGAGCATGGCGGCGGGGGTGACGACTTCGGTGCGCATGGTTTCGACGCCAATGGTGAGTTCTCGGGGGGTGATGTGTACCACGTCGGTGTGGGCGCCTCGTTGCACTTTACGGCATTGTTCACAGGTGCCGCAGCCGATGATGTGTGGGTCGGTGCATTCGAGGGCGGCGGCGAAGGCGACCGCGGCGTTGGATCGGCCGGATCCGGGTGGGCCGGTGAAAAGCCAGGCGTGGGTCATCGCGCTGCTCCCACCACTACCGCCACGACCGGCACCCTCACCATAACCGTCATGATCGGCACTTCCCATCCCACCGTCACCACGGCTAGTACCACGGCGGGCGGCTGCCGCGGCGGCGCGAAGGGTGGGGGCAACCACAGCTGCTACACCCATTTGGGCGAAAATATCATTGTCCACTCTCTAATAATATGAGTGATTTGGGATGAAGGTCTACCACGAATGTGTGGTTTTGCGGTTAAAGTAGTGAGCATGCAAAGACTGTGGCGTGCCATTCGTTGGCTGGGAGGAACCTCTTGGCCGTTGTATACGGCAACAGTGTTGAGCACTAACCTTATAGCCGCGGTGGGCGTCATTGCATTTCTGGAGTTTCTCCTGCCACTCTCGGTGATTGACCCAGATATTATTCCCTTGCAGGTCTCTGGCACGGTCTTGAGGGTTGGGGTCGCCTATATTGTGGTGGCGGCAATTATCAGCATCATTATTTCTTTCGCATTATTCCGGCCGGTGCTTGATTGGCAGCGGCATCCCAACCAGCATGACCCAAATATGGTGCGGAATTTGGTGATGCGCATCCCGTTTTATCAGACGGTGCTCACGTCATTAGTGTGGGTGGTGGGGATTGCCATCATCACAGGTTTCGCAACCCGGGGGTCGAGCACATTGGCGATCACGGTGGGTGTGACCACTTCGTTGGGGGGCGCGATGGCGGCCATGGTGACGTATTTAGAAGCGGAGCGACTGGTGCGGCCGGTTGCCGCCCTGGTGTTGGCGCGCCGGTTTGAGGATTCCACGCTGGAGCCACCGGTCACGTATCGATTGCGGTCAACCTGGTTGTTGACTTCCGCGGCACCGATCAGCGGGATTTTGTTATTGGTGTGGGCACACTACACCCAGTTTTTTCCCGCGTCGTTAGCACAGTTATTGCCGGCAATCGTGGTGTTGTGTCTCACGTCGTTAGTGTTGGGGTTTATTGGCACCACGCTGGTGGTCATGAGCGTGGTAGACCCAATCACCGAACTGCAGCGCGCTATCTATCGGGTGCGCCGGGGGGAAACGGATGTTGCGGTGGATATTTACGATGGCGCGGAGCTGGGGGTGCTGCAGGCTGGTTTCAATGAGATGATGCGAGGGCTGCAGGAGCGACAGCGGGTGCGGGACATTTTTGGCCGGTATGTGGGCATGGAGGTGGCTCGACGCGCCCTAGAGGAACGCCCAGAGTTGGGGGGTGAGGATCGGGAGGTGGCGGTCATTTTCGTGGATGTGATTGGTTCGACCACGTTTGCCGTGACCCATGAACCGGAGGAGGTGGTGGTGGAGTTGAATAAGTTTTTCGAACATGTGGTTGCGGTAGTACACCGAAATAAGGGGATTATTAATAAGTTTCAAGGGGACGCGGCGCTGGCGGTGTTTGGGGCACCGATTACACTGTCCGATGCGGCCGGCCACGCACTCAAGGCGGCGCGGGAGCTGCGGCAGGAGTTGCAGCATATGCGACTTCAGGCAGGCATTGGGGTGGCGGCCGGCCATGTAGTGGCAGGACACATTGGGGGGCACGACCGGTTCGAGTACACGGTGATTGGGGACGCGGTGAATACGGCAGCCCGGCTGACGGAAATCGCCAAGGGCACCCCCGGTCGAGTGATTACCAATGCTAGCACGTTGGCAAAAGCCAATGAAGCAGAACAGGCACGGTGGACACTCATGAAGTCGGTGGAATTGCGGGGCCGGAATATGATGACGCAGATTGCCCGGCCTATCCGCCCAACGTTGGCGGACCGTTCGTAGGATCATCCCCAACAAATCACCCCCAATACTCACCCCCGTTTGGTGTAGTTCTTACCAAAAAATTGCACCTATTTTATTCCATTGGTCACATTTCTCCGCATAAAAACAATAGATCACATATAGGTGCGGGTATGTTTAATAACTGATCGCACAAAACCGTCACAATCGTACAAAACCATACGGAACATAGAATAGAGAAAGGATCCTGGCAATGACACCCACAGGCGCCACAAGCGCTGCCGGTCCGGCGAAGCCCAGAAGCGGCATCAAAGAGCTGACCGTCCGGGGGATTATTCTCGGCGGGTTGATTACATTGATCTTTACCGCGGCAAACGTGTATTTGGGGTTGAAGGTGGGGTTGACGTTCGCCACCTCGATTCCGGCCGCGGTGATTTCCATGGCGATATTGCGGAAGTTCCAGGACCATTCGGTCCAGGAGAATAACATTGTGCAGACGATTGCCTCAGCAGCAGGCACATTGTCTGCCATTATTTTCGTGTTGCCTGGTTTAGTCATGATCGGGTTTTGGTCGGGGTTCCCCTATTGGACGACCGCCATTATTTGCGCAGTCGGCGGAACATTGGGGGTGATGTATTCCATTCCGCTGCGCCGCGCCCTCATCACCGGCTCGGATTTACCGTATCCCGAGGGGGTGGCCGCGGCCGAGGTGTTAAAGGTCGGTGACGATCACGCCGACGCCGAGGCCCAGAAGGAAAACAAGGTGGGCCTGCGGGTCATTATCGTGGGCAGTCTGGCGTCGGCAGGCTACCAATTCTTGTCGTATCTCAAGGTGGTGGCCGGCAGCGTCAAGACGGTGTTCCCGCTGTTCGGCGGGGCGTCGACCGTGGCCACGTCGCTGTCGCTGGCGCTCATTGGTGTGGGGCACCTGGTGGGGTTGGGTGTCGGCATCGCCATGATCGTGGGGCTGCTCATCTCCTACGGGGTGCTGCTGCCGGTCTTCTCCGCCGACGCCATGGGCTCCGGCGATATTTCCGAAATCGTGAAGACCACATTCAGCCAGGAAGTGCGGTTTGTGGGTGCCGGCGCCATGACCGTGGCCGCCATTTGGACGCTCGTGAAGATCATTGGCCCCATCATCAAGGGCATTAAGGATTCGCTGGCATCGTCGCAGGCCCGCAAGTCCGGGGAAACCGTGGCACTGACGGAGCGGGATATCCCCTTCAACATTGTCATGGGCGTGATTTTGGCCTGCATGGTGCCCACCGGCTTGTTGCTGTATCTGTTCGTGCAGGATTCGGAGATTTCGCACCACACCACCACACTGGTGATTTTGAGCGTGGTGTTTGTGCTGGTGACCGGCCTGGTGGTGGCCGCCGTGTGCGG